TATTGCGTCGCACAAAACGACGATTGCCTTATCAACCTGGCAAAGGCTTGCAAGTGATGCAAAGTTTTAAAGGAGCTACGCCTGTTTCTGGCATCACCCAAGAAGTTGGATTTTTTGACGATAATAACGGCATCATTTTACGAGCAAGTGGCACAACTCTTCAGTTCGTGCAACGTTCTTATGCCAGCGGCAGTGTAGTGGAGACAGTTGTCAATCAAAACGAATGGAATATTGATAGTGCATCGTGGTTGAATTTTGATAAGGCCAACATCTTCACTGCGGATTTGGAGTGGCTAGGAGTGGGGCGTGTTCGAGTTGGGTTTGTAAGGGAAGGAGAGTATTACTATTGCCACGAATTCCATAATGCCAATGTTAACGATAGTGTTTACATGACAACTGCAGTGTTGCCCTTAACTTATCGCATTGAAGCAACGGCAACTGCTAGTGGCACAATGAAACACATTTGCTCGTCCGTGATGAGCGAAGCGGGTTATGAGCCTGGTGGTGCTATTTATACAATTTCCCCTTCCATCGCTTCTATTCCTAATGTTAGTGGTGAACGTATTGTTGCTGCCATTCGCATGGCATCAGGCCGCACTGATAATGTTGTAATTCCTGCAAAAGTTGATTTGGTTACAGAAAGCATTGGCGACACGATTCGTTGGAGGCTGCGTCGTAATGCGACGACTAGCGGCGTGTCATGGGCAGCATCGAGTAATGGAAGAGGAAATGTGGAAACGGCTTCCGCCGGTTCAATTGTATCTGGCGGCACAATTGAAGATTCTGGTTTGTTTTCTGCTGCTGGTTCAGTGGAAGTGGATATTTCTTCTGCTCTTTCTCTGTCCCTAGGCGTTGATGCCAATGGCGACAGCGAAGAACTGTTCCTGACGGTTGCAAGCTCTGGCAACACGCGCTCAACAGGGCTCCTGGGATGGCGGGAGCTGTTTTAAGCACTAGACTGCCTGCAGCTTCATTTCTTTCCATGGAAATCGATCCTCGGTTTAAGGACATGCATCATCAGCGTTGCGCCGAAACGATTGCGGATACGCTGCAGGAATTGATATGCGCTGAAACTGGTGATAAGGACGCCGCTGAAGCTATTGCGTATGCCATTGAGACTTGGTATGCTTATCACGAAACTGAACTGAAGAAATGGAAAAACCTAAGGGAAGCGCTGAGGAGCTTCTGAATAGCAAGGAGCTTCGTGAATTGCGTGAAGCGTGGGCTTCCATGCAGCAGCGTTTAGACGCTGAAGATCAAGCCTGGTGGGATAGTTTATCTCCCGATGAGCGTAGTAGGGCTTTTCGTCAAATCATGAAGCTCATGTATATTGCTGAAGTGAGGGACCGTGGCACTTATCGTTATGCAATATATGACGTTTTTGGCGTGGATTATTGCGACGGCTTAGATCACTATATGGACTTGCACAATTTTATTTGCCAAGCTCTTTCTGTTGAGGAATGATTTAATACATTGTGCGGATTCGCAAAGGCCCTCCTAAAGGGCCTGGTGCGTCGTGTTCAATTAAAATTCCTGGCAGATCTCCTTCAATGATACTAATTTTTGCCTTAGGAAACAGTTTTTGCGCTTCTTGCATTGCAATGGTGCTTTTTTGTGCAGCTTCTTGTTTTTCCCATTGCTCCTTGATTGCTTTAGTTTGTTTATCAACTTGACGCATGGTAAATTCTGTTTTCCATAACGTCCAGTCAACACGACAATTGGCAATTAACAATTGCAACCAAACCGAATTTTGTAACGATGGAAAGCGGCGAGCAAGTTTAATTGCAAGCTCGTAAAGCAAAGCGTTGAAGAGTTGACTTAATTTCATTTGCTAACAAGAACAGACCATCCACCACTTCCTTTCACTCTCCATCGTGGCACCCAATTGTCGCGACTGTAAATAATGCCATTACCACCAGAAGCGCTAACGTAGCCGCCGTTTGCAACGTCAGCCTCGCCATAGGGATCGTTGAAGATGTAGCCATTGTCGTTGTAGCCAATCACTACAGACCAGTGTCCGCCGCCGGAAGGGGACGCTGAGGAGCCATAATGCAACCAACCACAAGGCACAGGACGACCAGCCTTAATTTCATCACGCAGCATTTGCTCGGTCATGATCGTGGTGAACCGAGCTTTGAGGCCAAGAGCCCTTAGGGTTTCGATTTGAGCGTTGGGATTGGTAGTGTCGCCATAACGGGCGCGAAGCTTGTTGTATTCATCATCGCCCTTTACTTTCCCATAGTACGCCGCAACCATAGCGCAGCTAGATGAGAAGCATTCTCGATAACCAGTGCCCGATGCATTATCGCGTTGCGAAAAATATGGTACGGTCAATGGATTGGAGAATTTAGGTTTAGAAGGGCCAGAGCGATAGAGCAGCGCAAATTCTTCAAGCTCTTCTTTTGTTAACTGTTCTTCCAGCCAATTCCATGCAGCAATTTGATGATTCTCCTCTTCGTAGTATTTTGCAGCATTAACAAGACGAATCGGAGGAGTCATGGAACGAGGAGCGTATTGATTCATTAATTTTATCAGCTTATTTGCATAATCAGGATCCGTTGCATAGCCTTCGCTTTGCAACATGCGGGCACTTTCTTCACGATTTGGTGCATTATTAACGCCAGTATATCCGTTCCAGTCTTTATACCACCTATCAACTAAATACTTAACACAAGCTTCAATGGAAGGGAAATCCATGAAACGAGCTTTAATTGTTTGCCATCCATTGTAATATTCTTTTGTTGTTGCAACTGTACCTCCGCCTCCCTTGAGGCCGAAGTAATTATGAGTGGCAGCCGTATGTTTACCAAAACTGCTCTCAAGAGCCCATTGCGCTGCAACAAGCGCAGGGAATTTAGCCCCTACGCGCTTGGCGCAGGAGCTAATACCTTCCCAGGTATTGGCGACCATGATCAGGAGCGCTTAGGGAAGATGCGCGTGAGGATAGTGAGCACCAGTTGAACGGTGGAGTTCTCCTTGAGAGGACTTACGGCAATAATGTGTTCAACAGCACCAACAATAATGGCGCCAATAATAAACCATTCAGCAGCAGTCATGATGAATACGAATTGGTTTGTTATTAGCCTAGCGTCCAATTTCCAAAGAGCGCACGCGAGTTTCGAGGCTTTTCATGTTTTCAGTTAAAACATCGAGTTTTTCCGTGATGTTTTCAACTTGAAGAGTGATGCGAGATTGCTGATTGCCAACAAAAACTAACATACTCCCAGTAGCAAGAAGCATGCCTGCAGTTAGTGTCACGGCTAAATCAGCAAGCTTTTCTTGCCAAGGTTTCATGGTGAGATAGCTTTCTTTCCTTCATTCTATTTCTTCTCCATTGCTCTCTGAAGCGTCACAATATGCAGGATTTAAAGCTAGGCTTTAGGGGAGCCAATTGAATAAAAAGGCTATGGGGAAACGTAATGGACCAGAAGATCTTCTCTATTCTCTGTCTGTATTGCGTCCCGGTGAAGCCAAACGTTGTTTCAGAAAAGCAATCTTCAACGAATATCCATTGCGTGGTCCTTTAGGGCAACCAGCATGCGCTTATTGCGGGAAATGGCATGAAAAGCTAACGCTTGATCATGTTGTTCCTAAAAGCAAGAGCGGACCACATTATGCACGATGGAACCTCGTTCCTGCTTGTCAGAAATGTAATGGAGCGAAGAGCAGTCAGCCTGTTTTTGAATGGTGGCGTCCTCAGCGATTCTGGACTGCTGAACGCGAAGAAATCTTTCTGTCTTGGGTTTATGCCAATAGCTTCGTAAGCGCCCACACTGAAATTTCATCGTGGGAGGAGTGGATGGAAGCGCTGCAACGAGCGGCACCAATTTATGATCGTGATATTACAGGGGCGGCCATGCGTTGGCCGCCTTTGTCGCAAATGGCTTAATTAACTGGCGCAAACATGCTAGTAGGAGCGCCGTGCCTTACGTTAGGCATTGGACAGAATCCGTCCTTACATTCTCCATTGCCTTCCATTGTTTCAACAATGTCAATCAAACGATTGAGATACCATTGCGCTTTATAGAGATCTTCGATGCCATTTTTGCGTTCATAACGCATAACGTATTTAATGACATTACCTTGAACGTAGCCCTTAAAGGCTTCTTTGCTCTGTGCAGATTCAATGCATTCAATAGTTTCGATGCCGTTTGAGCCTTGGTAATGAGAGGGATGGTTGACTGGATCCATGATCAGAAATCGTAGTTGTTGTTTTCAAAAGCCTGGAAGGCTTCAGGAGCGACGGGACGGCCCA